TGTTTGACATTATTCATCCACACGAAATTTATTTCCTACATCAGTAAAGACCCTATCTGTACCAAAGTCTCTTATTAGAAAGTCAAACGTATAGACTCTTCCTGATGTGAGCGTGTCCATGTAAAAGTCAAAGAACATCCCATCAGAATCTGTTGATAGAAGAGTTCCCTTGTATTTCTTATCAAATGGTACAACTATCTTTCCATTAAATGCATCTCTCACTCTATAATACATTTGAGTATAAATTTCACTAGGAGACTCTAGAGGCTTCTTTTTAAAGACAACTTCTTTTCCAAGATTTTCAACAAAAACTCTTAGGCGGACCTTTTCAAAAGCACTATATCTTGATTTTAAGTTTGTAACATTTAAAAATAGTTTATCTGGTGAGTTATCAAAGCTAGTTCTTCTAACATCTTTTATAACAAGAGAGCCGGTGTGGAATCCAAGTTTATAGTCAGTAGAACCCCAGTATGTAGAAAATGTAGCTGATGCAGCATTTACTATCTCGTTTCTTAGGGTTCCTGATGCAAACGCACCAATTGCAAATGATGCAGAATAGACGCCCGTGACAAAGTGTGTGCCTATCTTGTGCTGAGACCCTGTGACAGAATGAGTGAAAAATGTACCTTGATCATGGGATCCTGACTCTATTCTCAGAACAACACAGTTTGTACCCTTTATCTCATTTCCTGTTCTTCCATCTAGCATGTGTGAAGGTTGGTTTCTATGAAAGTTGTTTAAAAATATAGATCCAGTTAGATTAAAAAAGAAATTCTCGTGATGGTCAGTTTGTGAATCGTTATAATGAACAATAACCTTGGGTCTATTTTCAGGTGTAGTGGCATGCCTTGACGCAAATCTTTTAACAAACCTAGTCTCTTCATCCGTCTCCATTGTTCCTGAAAGAGATATTCTTAATCCGTGATCTGGAATTTGGCCTGCAAGAACACCGGATACAATTCTAGTAATGTCAATGTTTAGATCTTCATCACCCGATTCAAATAGCTGATCTTTCCAAATAAATGAAGTTGCACCGTTTCCGTCGTGAAGGTTTCCACTGGTAATAATATCAATATCACTGCTTCCGAGAAGGCCCTCTTTGTTTGCACCCTCGAAGGTCCAGGTAGCGGGAGTTTGACCTGAAACTGATGCAGTTAAAAAATTACAAGAATCTAGATCAGAAAATGAAACTATGTCTCTTCCATTTCCCTCATCGAATGATTTTGCAAGAGGTGCAACTAAGATTCTAAAGTTAGAAGGGGTTGTCTGACCACCGTAGACATCAGTAAGCTTTAAAAAACACTTAAAAGAAGAATGAGAAAAATCTAAAAAGGATCCTGTAATTGACCTTAGTGGGTCTAGATCAAACTTTATAAGTGCCCTTGACAGCTCAGTAGGTGTTGTATCTGAACCTGATGTTGACTCTGCATATAACTTGAATATATCTAGAGTCCCTGCCTTTCCTACATTTGCATCTTTTGCCCTGAGGTCATTATTGACAATTTTATTTGTAATGTAGGTGTCTTTGCTTGCAGTTAATATTCTATACATTTAGATTACTCCGCTGATCCCATAATGTCATGTACGGGATATCTCATTTGAAATATTCCCCCTTGTGGGGGTGTAATTATTCCTTTAAATGTAGCATTTTCTATGTTTAGAATGACGTTACTATAAAGTCTATTTGAAACAGTTCCAGATAGATTGATAACTTCTACATTGGATAGAGACACAACCCCTGATGCTCTAAGTATTATTCTCTGAATCTCTGTGACAAACAAGGGCTGATCGATTTGAAAATTTGCAACTTTAAAATATTTTTTAATTTTAGAATTAATTTCTTGAATCACAGCGTTCTTGTTGGCGACTGAGTTGACTACTATGCTGTACTTGACACCAATGTCAACAATAGGAGAATCTAGAATGTCAATCGCATCTGAGATTAGCCTATTTTGATTTAACCATAGCGCAAGATTGTCCCTTAAAGAGTCTGGTGCATATTTAAGATATCCACTTCGATCTCTACAGATGATAAAAAGCTGAGTTGCTAGTGGATTGTCTGGGTTTGATCTTACACCAGCCCTGAATACTCTTCCAAATCTATTTGGCATCATGTAGACATGAGATAGTAGATCATCCTTTGTAACAATTCTGGACTGAGCATTTCTAGCAGAGACTACTAAGCGCTTTAAGTCTTCAATTGTTGGTGCATTTTCTCCTCCAGCAGCTGTCTGTAGATTTCTAACATCTATTGAGCCTCTTATTGTAGCTTTTACAGACGGTGAGACACCACCGGGAAATGATGTTAACAGTGTTGAAACGCCATTAATTGACCCAGGAGAGACGTTGTGAGACAATCCTCCACCATGTCGATATTTAACTGTTATAGTCGTCCCTACTGGTGAAATTCCAAGTGATCGTGTTCTTAAAAGATTGTTAGGGTCTATTGAAAACCTTGAAATTGTTTTCTTTCCGTAGAGCGGTAATGATAGTTCACTAGGATCAGGTATGATATCGTCATCAAGTGTATCAGCGCGCCCAGATCCAAATTGAATTGTGGTTAACCCTGTATTTCGGCTAAATGAAGATACAAATCTATATGGAGCAGGTAGAAGCTCTAAGTTCTCTGGAACATCAAGAGAGTCTGAACTGATATTTGCAACTCTTTTATAGACAACATTTTGAACTAATGAATCAACTTCGTAATATTCGTTTCCTGCTGAGTCGAAAACACCAATGATTTCAGTAACATCAGTGCTAGGAAGAGTTATCCTTCTAAAGGGAGTAAATGCTGAACCTATTGTAAAATTCTTTACAACTGTCTCACCTGATACGCACAGTGCAGTTCTTCTAACAATGTAGTTCTTTGGAGAGGTTCCAGATCCAGCAGGAGTTATTTGCTGAAATAGATAATTTCCGTCTTCATCAGTTTCTGAAAAATCTAAATCATCAACTAGAGTAAATGTTATTCCGTTTGATGATTTAAGAACTGTCCCCTCTCTAATTTTAGGAAGATAGTTGTGATTTGGAAGAGATGAATCAGAAGTCGATGTTGGAATCTTTGCTGTAAATTGAACATCCACAGCAGCGGGAGATGCACCAGTTATTGGAACTCCTGCCTGTCTTAAGTGTCTTTCAATATTTTTTGCCTCAGTCGCTGTTTCGATATCTAGCTCACTAAACTGGTAGTCTAGATAGTATGCCATTACATCGCCAACATATGACGTCATGTCAAGAAGGAGGCCTCCAAGACTTGCTTCAGAAAAGTCTTGAATTTGATCTGGAAAAAAGGTCTTTGCGTAAAGCAAAAGATCAGCTCTAAACCCATCAAAATCTTTATTTAGATATGATCTTAGCTCAGACTTCTTTAATTTTGTATTAACAGGCATTTTTCTATCCTATGCAGTATAAAATAATTTCCATTCCCTTATTCTGAACCTGAATTTTTGGGATGCTATAGATAATTCTAATAAATATCTGTGCGACAGAGTCTGTATCTGGCGGGCTTTTAAACGAAGATTCAAATGAGTCTAAATTAATATACGGCATATATTTTTTAACTGTATCTCTAATTCTGATCATCGCCTCATTATCAAAATCTTCGTGAGAAAGTCTCTCTGTTGTTAACTCTCGAAGGTTGGCTCCGAAGTCATAATGACCGAGTCGCTCTCCATGATTTGTCAGAACTAAATTTTTTAGATTATCATGAACCTGACTTCCAAGATCAAAGTTCATATCAAAGATTCCAGACCTTCCTGTACCAAACCTTAGGGGCGTCTTTATCCCAAAGGGAGGGCTTTGGATGTCTCTATTGAACTTTCTATCACTAGTTCTTTCACCAACGCTTTTGAAACTTCTTGCTGCCAATTTATTCCTCTTTGTACTAAATATAGACCTAGATAAATAATCAACTATCTAAATTCAAAACCATATTGCAGTAACTCCAGTAGCGTTGATAAAGGTTCCAGTTATTGACCAGCTGTATATATTTTTTGCAAGAGTTTCAATTGCCTCATCAGCAGATGTAAATTCTGTAAAAGGGTCAGGAAGGCAGCTACTAAAAGAGAGGGGCGGATTTATTGCCGCAGTAGTTCCCAGTGTGGATCCCATAATTGCACTATTAACAGTTCCCATGAAAGAATTCACCGGTGAAAATGTCAAAAAGGATGACTGTAGTGGGGGTATTGATGAAAAAGTTCCCATTAATCCAGTTGCCAGAGTAGCTGCACCGCCTATGATAATTGGATCAGCATTTGGAGTCACGATAGACAGTGATAGAAAATAGTCCCTTAGGGCTGTTGCCCAATTCCAAGCTGAAACATTAGGATCGTCTGATGGCTCTGCCATAAACTGCAAAAGCTCAATTAAATTTTCTTGACTTAGTGCCATTACTTCGTCTTTCCAACTTTGCTTAAAATATTTATTAGGTCGCTCTGTGCAGTAGAGCATGCAGCTATCATTGATGTCGCAAGGGCTACAGGTGGCCCAGTTGGCCCAACAGCTGTAGGATGTATGTGTGTATTGAATATAGTTGTCAGGTGAGAGCTTAGATCTCCAAAGAATGTATCCAGTAGATCTTTTAGCTCATTGCCTAGAACTATGGGCTCAGTTGCACCTCTACCTATTATAACCTGCTCACCTTCACCACTAGAACCCTCTATTCCCGAACCAATTATAATCTTTGGTCCATCGACCATAATCGTCCCATCTTCAAGCATCATAATAACAGCTCTATCTTCGTCAGCTGTGCCCTCTTTAACAATTCTTACACTTCCGCTACCCCTTCCTACAAGCCTAATTTCATTAGACTTCATAATCGCATACGGGCTTTCAGAAACTTGTGCTACTCCTTCATCCTCCCCATCGACGATGCTAGGGTAGATTAGTGAAAAGTTATTATCTCCATTGGACCTCATGGATAAATAAATTCTAGATAGATCGTTTGCCGGATCAGGAGACCCCTCAGAAGGGTTTTCAACACCCTGATGCATATCTCTCTTTGGATATTTCGGAGTCTCAGCATATCCCCTTGTGTTAACAACTCCTGCAGTATCAAATGCAGCAGCTGTTGAATTTGTCTGACCCCTCCCAGCACAAATGTCAATTGCACCCTGTCCTGGATCTGACATTGAAGTTCCAAAAGACTTTAGGTTTCTAACACCCGTTGGAAAGAAGTCTGTACCCAGGACTATGCTAGTGTTATTAGATCCTTGAAAGACAACATCTCCTACTCTTTTTGTAATTCTTGGGACAGGCTCTCCAATAAACTCATTCTGACCCTGGCTTCCTCCAAAAGAAGATGCACTCTTGGTTATTCTTGCATATCCGCCTGTATCTCTAATAGTCCTTAGCATTCTTGAATCAGGATCACCATTTGGGAATGTTGGAACTCGCACCTGTCTTGCTGATCCACCTAAACCTAGAGCCCTTCCAGGCTCTGTTGCCTTTCTTTTATATAGACTGACTCGATCAGCGTGTGTGAAGTTTAAATCATCGACCTGAAAGTCTACACATTTTCTACTTACCCAATATCCTAAATTTCTGTCGTTTACTTTCTCATAGATTATCCAGACGTGCTCACCTGGCTTAACAGGAAGACATAGATGTGGTGAAAAGAATGGATAAAAAATCTCTCTTGAGTTAATAATTCCCGCATTGTCAGAAACTCTAATTCCGATAATACTATTCATCGGCATCTTTGAAACAAACATTGAATTAATTAAACCCGAGTCTGACCCTAGACCTCTGGCAAGTCTAGGAAGAAGACTTCCTTTTAATCTCGTAGGGTTTGAAATAAACTCAGTTACTACTGCTGTGTGAAATATTCTTGATTGATCTTGCGAATTAGACTGACTTGAGTCCATTCTTAGTGGATCAGATGGATTATAGCCTCGTGCCATTTTTAACTTCCTATCTGGTCAAATATTTCATCAGGATTTATTATTTCATCCTTGCTCTCTGCCTTATCTATAAGCTCTGCCAGCCTGAGTATTTGATCGTTTGACTTTGACATTCTCTCAAGATATTTTGACATTATAGGTCCAAATGTCGTATGATTTCCTGGATTTCCCTGAGACTGTGTCATTAGGTCCATAAAGAGAATAGAAGCATTCTCTCTATCGTTTAGAGCGTTTTCATAAATTTCTTTCCAGAGAAGCTTTTTCTTATCTTCTGTGCTCTCAATTGCATCTAAGATATCTCCGAAGTCCTCTATTTTCTTATTTTTTTTATTTATTCTCTTTTGGAGATCAGATATTTTATTTGCCATTTTTTACTCCCCTAAAAGAATATATCAAACTCACCCTGTTTCACAAGCGATTTATAGTGCTTTCTAATGGAAGACATGGCTATTGATAGCTGTTTTGGATTGAGATTTGATATATCTCTGAGGTATACAAAAATTGCTCGCTTGTTTAAAAGATCAATGTCATCAATTTTTTCAAAAAGTGTGATAATTGCATCGATGCATGCGAGTTCATTTTCACCGGAAAGTTTTTGCTTTATTTCTGTCATAAGAGAGAATAGGTTTTCCATAGACTCTCTTTTTATCATATCTGTATCTTGAGGAGGTATAACCTTATAGCTCTCAATTGCGCCCATGTCTCGTCTGCTTATTGATAGTGGATCATCGAGACTTACCTGTCTTCTTATTTGCTTTGTTCGCTGCTTGCTTTTTATTATCAGCCAGTTTTTAGCAACAACATTAAAGTATGAAAATGCCTTTGTTCCCCTAGTATGATCAAACTTGTTAAGGGTTTCATATAGAAAGACAACACAATCAGACTTAAGATCCTCGTAAGAAGAGTGTGAAGACTGAAATCCGTGAATAAAAATTAAATTTTCAACGAGCTTATCAAAGGCGGGAAATATTTTGGAAACGTATATGGTCTCTCTTTCTTTTGGGCACTCCATTCCTTGAAACTTAATAATAGAATTATGCGTCTCTTCATTGAAATAGAGGATTCTTTTTCCCTTTCCTCTCTTTCTCCTTATCTTAACAAATTTCTTTTTTCCTTTCACGACTCTGAAACCTCCAATAATTGTTCTGATACAGCATTCTCATCAATTGATCCAAGAATGTTGGCAACATGAAGGACAGACTCTCTGGTGTCCTTTATATCTTTAATAACCTGTCTGACTTCAAGGCTGTCAAAAAATACCGGAGTTTCAAGAATGCTTGTCATAGAGGCATACTTTTGATCTAAAATATCTAAAGACTCTTCAATTCCGTCTTGTAATCTCAGTATAAGTGTTCCAAACTTGTAATTATAGTAAGCTGAGCCGCACAATAGTAGAAAAAGCACTACTGTAGAAGAAATCCAAGCCCAGATCAAGGTCTCTTCCAATAAATTTCGTCAATTACGGCATCATATTTCACACTGATTGCTCGTTGAGAAAATGTTTCTTTTAGCTTGCTAGACAGGTCAGATGCCCACTCAGTGGGCTTTTCATAATTATTTCTAAATTTTGTAACTTTCTTTTTAAAGTCATCTTCAATTGGATCAGCCCATCTAAAACCATTAAGAAAGATTCTTCCATCGACTCTGCTCTCCGGGATAGTGACTAGATCATAGTTAATCGGTATAAATTTTCCTAAATTAAGAAAGTCCAAGTGTCCTGACCAGTTTGTTGCAATAACTGGTATCTTTGCAGCAGATGCCTCTAACAAAGGTAGACCAAAACCTTCACCCCTAGTAAGACTTACAAGACATTTTAAAGAATCGACTGCATAGAGAGATGCAACCTCATCACCCGTCATATTTCCATGAAGGAGGTGAACTCTTGGATATGGACCCTTTCTAGCTTCTGCTATTACCTGATTTATCTTTTGAAGAGTAATTTGCCTATCTATCCTTGTCCCTCTTCCGTGATTCGTCTTTATAATGATCCCTACATTTGGATCATCACTAAATGATTCAAATAGCCATTTTAAAGTAAAGAGAAGATTTTTTCTATCGTTGTATGGATCTCCTCCAGTAAATTGACCAAATACTAAAAAGTTAAAATCAGTATCTAGGTTGATATCAAGCGGTTTTGGATTTTCATCTATTTGCTCAATATAGGACTCTGGAACAACATAGACTGGTGTTGTAGGTGTCCCTGTTCTCATTATGGTGTCTCTAATATGCTCTGTTGGGACGATTACAGCATCCATGGTGTTTATTCTAGTTATCCACTCTGGATTACATGTATCTGTTTCTACAAATGCACTTACACCTATATTAAACTCTGCAAGATTTGGATCCCACTCATCTGGTAGTTGAACTTGAAAAGATATATCTGGCTTTCCCGGGGAGGGAGACGATTTACTCATTATGTCCCCAATTAGCCCTCCTTCCATTTCTGAATTAATCATCCATGAAGTATTTCCCCATTGAACTACTTGCGCAAATAAATTAAAATCTTTTCTAGTCATGAGCCACTTGAATATCTGTCTAGAGTGAGTTCCATACCCACTATAAGAAAGTAGCGGTGCTCTAATAATAACATTCTTCATTCAAAAATTCCTATAGGCTAAAAGATTCCCAAGTTTTATAATCATCTTTCCAGTTTTCAGAAAGCTCTTCAAGAGTATCGTGCCAGTCATCTACAGTCTTTTGCAAGGAAAAGCATTCCCCTACGTAGTCTATGCACTTCTTTCTAAGAGATAGCTTTTCATCTCTAGAGAGTTTAGCAATTTTTAGTAGACCTTCTGCAACTGTCTCACAAGAAACGTAGTCTTCATAGATGTAGGGAACCTGTTGAGATCCCACCAGCGTCCTAAACTCTACGGGAAGAGCGACTCCGTTTTCGGATCCATCCCTATGGTCAACAACCTGTCTTGTT